GAACCAGTTATTCCGAATCCGGGGTTAGCTTCTTCTACAGTTAGGCCACGTCTCTCGACATAAGCCATAGGTTTAACGGACATATCAAATACACCAAATCTGTTCTTTGGTATGTAAGAGTTCATTACGACATTTAATCCGTAAAGTTGTCCTACAACGCCAGATTTAGATACATCATTAACATAATCCAAACCACCTTTAGGTGAACCACCAACAGCTGATGTGCCGGCGAGTCCGAAAGGTACTGTGAAATCTGCAATGTTTAGTAAAGTTTTGTAGTGCATTGGTGATATCATAATTGTATCTGCTGTTAGTCCTTTAGAACCAATCAACTCCATTGCTGCTGTCAAATCTTTCATAGATATATCTCCAGTTGCCCCTGCTGGCTGACCTGAAGAGTCTTGACCTGTGAAGTAATGTGTTCCATTACTTGCTGGCCCTAGACCTGCTAAATCAGCGGTTGTGTATATTCCATAATCTGCGACTCTGTCACCAACTGCTGCATCCATTTTACCATAAAAACCACCGTGTGGGTTGTTTGTAAATGAATCAACTACTGATTCTGCGTCGTTTTGGTCAATACTGGCTCCACTGACTCCTGTTCCAAGTCCGGCATCATAGATACCGAAGATTGCTTTTATTGCGTGTTCCGTTACATGTCTTGTTACTGCTCTGCGAGCCTCATTAAGAGCAAGTTCCATTTCTGAAAATCTTGAGTCTTCTAACATTCTACGGGTTACACCGACTGCAATTCCCCATTCCTTAACGCTGATACGCTCTGAGCGTAGGTCAGTGTGTTGGTATGCGGGTGTTGAGCCTTCTTCTATTTGTTCTAGCTTCATACTAGGTTTAGAAAAACTTATGTCTACATCTCCTCCAGTATCAGTTGTAAATCGCTCTGCGAACATTGAAATTACTGGCATTTCGGTGACTCTGTAGTCACTTAGTGCGTCTTTGTAATCGACCAATATTCGATTTGCGGTACCTGATAATGAAGTCGTTGCTAGACCTTCTTTTGCTGTTACCATATTTTATCTCCTTAAACTACCAAAACCTTAAATAAGGCTCCTGCTGTTAGGTTTGCTGCTGCTGTCGTGGTACATGCTTCTAAAGCAATTGCCACAACTGTGCCTCCATCGGTGTTGCCCTTTGAAAGTGCTCCACCCTCGGATGCGTCGATATCTAAATTATCACCGGGTGCTATTGTTGTTGCTCCATCTAAATGGACATTCAATACAATACCGCTTCCGGTTATCACTGAGGCCAAATCGCCATTAGCGGTATCAGTTAACAAAAACCCTGCTGGATTTATTGCTCCTGTTACTGCCATTGCGACTTTACCTGCGGCTGTGATTTCCATAGCGGTGCCTGCGGTCATAAGTTCAGACGCTTCGAAATTGATGATTCGAGCTGGTGCTCCACCATCATTTACTAATACGCTTGTCGTTACTGTCATATTTTTATTCTTCCTTTACTTCTTTTTCACCATTGAATACAATGCGCCCATCTTTCATAGCGAACATTCGCTTTGTTTCTGGTGCTTCCTCAATGGGTTTTGCTTCAGCTTCTACGGATTTACCTTTTCCAAAAGTTCTTTCGGTCTCTTCTGGGATAGGCATACTATCCATAGCGATGCTGAATCCTTCTAGCTTAATCTCGTCCCATGCATTAAGTTCCTTCACTCGCTCTTCGCGGGTCTCGTCATTCACTGAGCCGAGGATTGCTTCTTTGTTGATAATTGCATCAACGAATCCAGAAACGCGGGCTTTTGCAAGCTCCACTTTTCTAGCTTCTTCAGCTTCCTCAAACTTAGCGATTGTGGCGAGAGCCTCTTCATGCGTTGAAGTTAACTCTGCGTGGACAGATTTCATCTCTACGAGTTGGTCCTTCATAGCTGCGAATTCACGCTCTACAATAGGATTGCTCTCTGATTCTTTTTTTACTATTTCTTCTGTCATAGTTTCCTCGCTGGTTGTCCCGTGTTCACAGGTACAAGTTTGCTTGTCGTCTCCTCCACAGGAGCAAGACTCTTCTTCATTCTTTTCACATTTCGTTTCAATTGTACATGCGTCGCACACAGGTGTACGAGTCTCATTATCAATGAAACTTACCTCGACAGGACGAATGTCTGTTGCAAATGGTTCTCCTAAGACGTCAACATCTTTGGAAAGCCAGTCGATACTAACATGGGTCATGTCGCCATTTTCTATCTTTTCCAACACTTCATTTGCTTTCATTGCATCCTTGTGGATGCGTGCCATAAGCTTTACAGCACTTAAACCATCTTCTAATTCTACGTATTCTGGGTTGATAGCCATGCCCAACAAATCGTCGGGTGTACGTTGATGGTTAAAGTAAACTGGGAGCTCATTGAAAGATTCTATATTATCTTTTAGGATACTGGGTTCTATATAAACCTTTTGGTCACCTTCTTCATCATGGGGGCCTGATGTTATAGCAATGACCGGAAATTCATGGTAATCGTCAACAAGAACTGAGTCACCAAACACTTCCATTGCAAATGTACGTTTAGTTCCTTCTACGTTACTGTCGTTACTTGCAAATTGTCGGCCAGCTTCTTCATCTGGCATAGTGTCAACTCGCATTCTACATAATTTAGATGCAAGTCCTTCATAGTTCTCATGTCCACGCTTTTTTAATCGTGGCGCTGTTTCTAGTAAACAATGCTCGTAAGCATAATCTTTACTCATCCTTTCTGTCCCCCTTTATATTTGCGGATGGTTTGTTGCCATCCCTGTTTTCTGTCCTTGCGGACTCTTCTTTCTTATCTTGGTCTTTTCCACCAGATAGATTTACATTCTCTGCCGTTTCTTGTACTTCAGCTATTCCATCTGGATTCAAACCACGTTCCATCCTTACTTCACCGGGTGAAAGAACTCCCTCTGAAAGGTATACCATATCAGTCTTTGCTTTGACAAATGCATCGTCTACGTTGATTTGTCTAAACTTAAATCTTGCGTTGCCACTTTCTAACTGTGGCATCAATTGTGAATTAAGAGCAGCTTCAATAGCTGATTGTAAATGTTTAACATAAGGTTCAAAAATAGGTCTTGCCTGTTCTGGCTTTTCCCACATTGTAATTGGTACCTTTAAAGCTATATGTATCTTTTTTAATATATCGTCTGTGTACTTACCATATTCAAAAGCTCGTTGTGTACCTTGTAATTCTTTAACTGTAATATCATTACCATGTATAATATCTTCACCGGGTTCTAATCCGTTGAATGCGTCCACCACTTCGTTAATTTTGTCAGCATTATAAGGCATATCGGGAAGTCCGCAGCTAATATCAAACCGACTATTAGCGTATTTGTTGAGAGCAGTACCGATATCCCGTTCTGCATAATCTTTAAGGTCAACCAAATACAGAATTGGATGGATGTCAGAAAGACCATAAGCGAAATCATCGAAGGTGTTATTCTTAAATTCGATAATTTCATTTTCTTCAAACCTTACGGAATCTCCTTCATTACCTAAATCTTGGTAATAATACATTATTTGACCGTTGTCTGCTCTTTGTACATTCATATTAATAGAAGACCTTAAAACTAAGTTGTCTCCTGTAAACTCCAAATAAGATGTACCAAAGATACGACCATTTCTTAACCAACCGTATAAAAGTTGGTCAATATTTATTTCGTCGAATAATTTAGTGATGCTATCACGTTCTGCGTCATTATCAGTTACTATATCGTAACCGTCCTTAGCAGCGTATAGGCACGGTAAATCAATGAGTGTTCTAACTATAGGGTCAGCTAAGTACACATTCATGTACGTTCTTGCATCTCCTATTTGCTTCTCGAACTGCGAACCGAACATTCCGTTGTTCTTCTGAAGCTGGATGCGTTTTATAACACCAGCACCGAAGTCTCGGGGTTCGTTTGCTTTGAACGGGGGGTTAGAGCCCACTGCCGCAAATTTACGCCTATTCCAAGGCAAATAATCACGTAGAGCCATAGCTATCAGTTCCTATTATATAAACAGAGTATATAAAGCTTTCGCTCATAATCCTCCGGGGATACGTTTATGTAGTGTGTTTCTACCCTTTCCTGTCCTAAATATTGATGGTGTACTTCTACT